TCAAGGCTTTACTACCTCTTGCTATGCAAATGGCATACAAGTGCCTTTCTATACACAAAGAGACTCTTTTTACAATCTATGGCCAAATTACACCCAGTTTCTACCGCAGGTAGGAGTCGGTAATGGCACAGAAGGCCCTTATACCTTTAATTTGCCCTATTTACCGGCTATACCTGGACATATTGACATTACCGGCATTATAGCAACTGGCGTTAACCAAGATCCTCCCTTTGTCACTGACTTCATAGATACGATCCCGACTACTAGCGTTTATTCGTCGGTTTACTTCAATGCAGTAAATTCCACTGGTCAGAACATCACGATTGCAGATAGTGGTCAGTTTCTGAGTGGCAATAATGGAGGTGATCTTTATGGACTTCTCATGCAACCAGGGTCGGCACCGCTAGGGAATGCTCCTTTACCTAATGGTGGCGCTTTACCTACTCCGTACTCAACTACTCAGAATACTATAAATTATGCTACGGGTATTGCCACTAACGTTTATTTTCCATCAGCTATCCCAGATGGTACACCGATTCAGTCACAATGTTACTTCTATGAGCAAGGCATTCCTAGATCGATATTGTATTATAATAACTGCATTACAGTGCGACCTCCTCCTGAAACTCAATACCTTATAGAACTCGATGCCTACCTTTCTCCCGCAGCATTTTTAAATACTGGCTCAGCTATTCCTTTTGGATACATGGCTGAATATATAGCCAGAGGTGCCGCAAGAAAGATACTGGCGGATACTGGCGATACTGAGCAGTTTATGTTTTATGAACCTCTATTTAGAGAGCAAGAAACTTTGGTCTGGAAGCGATCGCAGAGGCAATTTACATCTACTAGAACAGGGACGATCTTTAGCGATCTGAATGTTCAATCGGGCTCTAATAATTACGGTCAGGGGACAACATGACATTATATTCTTTTGATAGTGCTGTTCCGGCAGCTAATGATAACCCTTCGACAGATCAGCCCGACATGCTGACTAACAACCAATCTACATTGGGGATAATCGGAACCGACCACATCACATTTAACTTAAATAATGGTGGGCAGCACAAAGCGATTACATTCAATCAGGATGCAAGTTACGTTCCTGCGACTCCTGTTAATCCGCCTCAAATGTTCACCAATACAGTATTGGGATTGCCGCAGCTTTTTTACTATTCTGGCAGTACTGCACAAAGCTCTAGTCAATACCAATCTGGATCAGATGGTAGTACATTCTGCCTTGGGGGTATCATCATTAAATGGGGATTTGGCGCATCTTCTGGAACTCCCACCTCATTTATAACGCCTTTCCCTAACAATTGTTGGAATGTACAAATCACCGGGACAAGCACTCTTTATACTGGCGGCTTTACTGCCACATCGCTTGGGACTAGCAGTTTTACTTCTACAAGAACATCCGGAACGGGAGCCACAGGATTTTACTACCTAGCTATAGGTAACTAGCCATGGGAGACAAAATCATTGTAGGCCCAGATTTTAAAGGTCTTCAAAATAATGTCTTACCATTCGCTGTCGACAATAATTCTTTCCCTTTTCTTCTCAATGCTTATCAGTGGCGTGGTCGTATTAAGCGTAAGCGTGGTACTTCACTGCTTGGAAGGTTGACGAGGTATTTTAATTCCACTCTCTCAGCCTATACAGGGGCAAATACCAATCCATCTTTTACTATTTCTTTTGATGCTGGGGGGAATGCAAATCTGTTTGGCCCCTACACAAATGCAACTCCTATTAGTTTCTCTCTACAAGCTAATGGAAACGTTGTGCCAGGTTCTGTGACGATCGTTGGCTCGGCAGGTCCCGTTACTTATACTGATCCTACCATGGATGGATATCTTACTCCTACAGGGACGAGTGGGCCTAATACAATTGACTATGCCACAGGGGCTATACACATCCCGACCCAAGCAAGTGGTACAGCAACAGTCACGATGACGTATTACCCTGATCTTCCTGTTATGGGATTAGAAGATCTAAACCTAAACGCCACTCAGTTTCCCGGCACAATCGCCTTTGACCCTGTATATTCTTACAACATCCTGACTACATTCCCTTACAATATTTACGACATAAGCTTTTATAAAAACCCTCTTGCCTCAGCTCCCTATAATTATCCTGGATATTTGCAAAAGAGCGCTGTGACCCCACTCACTTGGAACGGCCAAGATTATCAACAGTTCTGGACCACCAACTACCAAGGGGCTCTTTGGGCTACGAATGGAATAAACGTTCCCTTTAACAAGGCAAATATAGGGATGCAATACAAACCTATAGTCGCCGTAACTGTGACCTCTGGAGGGCCTCCAGCTATTGTAAACCTTCAGATCACAGGTCATGGATTAGTAGTCGGTGACTTCCTATTCATCAATGAAGTGGTCACTACAACAGGGATCAATTTCCAATCAGGCTATGTTACAGTTGTAGTAAATGCAAACAACGTTACAGTAGAATTTCCCAATGCCACTATAGCTACTAATGGTACGGGGGGAATCGCGCAATATCTTACTAATAGATCCGACCCTACTAAAGACTGCATAAGATGGTACGACGGTGATCCTACGACGGGTGCGATAACACCACCAGTTTTAACTGGCAATATGGGATGGGTTAACTTTGCTCCGCCTTTATCTCAATCTAATTACTCCATCGGGGATCTGCCGGCAGCGCAGTATTACCTAGCTGGGGCCCGCATGATTGTACCCTTTAAGGATAGACTTCTATTTATTGGACCTGTAATCCAAACATCCTCGGCAAATTCCCAAGTCTACTTGCAAGATGCCATCGTTTACAGTCAAAACGGCACACCTTACTACACGGCTTCCTTTACAGGCTCCCCAACATCACCTACAACTGTATATACACCCATTCTCACACCTCTTAATCAAACTTCGTCTGTAGATCCTTATAGTGCTACAGCTTCGGCATATTTTGAGGATTCTACTGGATTTGGTGGAAGCATTGAAGCTGGATATGCTCAGCCTATATTGACGGCATCGCCTAACCAAGACGTTTTGATATTGGGATTCAGCACTCGGCAAGCACGCCTCATTTATACTGGCGATGATATCATTCCTTTCAACTTTTACGTCATCAACTCAGAACTTGGATCTGGTAGCACCTTTTCCCTTATAAATATGGATAGAGGAGTCTTAACGACAGGTGAGCATGGTATAATCGCTACAGAGCAAACTTCATCAGCTCGTATTGATATTGAGATCCCAGATCAGATATTCCAATTTAGTCTAACTAACAATGGATCACAAAGGGTAACGGCGCAACGTGATTTCATTAATGAATGGGTATATTTCACGTATCCAAGCAATGAAGTAAAATACAAATACCCAAACCAAACTCTCCAATACAACTACAGGGACAACAGTTGGGCAATATTCAATGAGGCATATACGACCTACGGGCAGTTTAGAAAGGCTTCTGGCTATACATGGGCAACAATCGGGACTGTATATCCCACTTGGAGTTCTTGGAATGAACCATGGTCTGCCGGTGCCTCTACTCTTATGCAGCCAAAGGTCATAGCCGGCAATCAACAAGGGTTTATTCTTGAAAGAGACGATGGAACCGATGAGGGAAATTCACTGACGATTCAGGGGTTTTCTGGGACTAATGTCACATCTCCCAATCACTGCCTAAATGCCGGGGATTATATCGTTATTAGTGGCTGTTTGGGTACAGTGGGAGCCTTAGTCAATGGCAATATCTACTCAGTATTTAATACGACCGCCAATACGTTCATGCTTAATCCCTCTATCACCCTTGGGTCGTCTACTTATTTTGGAGGAGGGGTGATCCAGAGGATGTATAATCCTCTAATACAAACACGGCAGTTTCCGCCTTCTTGGGGAATGGGAAGAAAGTCGCGCCTGGGAGCACAGCAATATTTATTTTCTACAACTCCAAATGGCCAAATTTCCCTACTTATATTCCTAAGCGAGAATGAGTTAGGACAAAGCAATGCCGCCTATAACAATGGGTTTATTGTCCCTACACCCGGATCTGTAAATAATTCCTTGGTGTACAGTACCGTACTCTATACATGCCCAGAAAGTACTAATATCGGACTTACTCCAGCTAATACAAACCTACAGCAGTTTGTAGAGCCAGAGACAGGTGTTAGCCCGCAAAAACAAATGTGGCATAGACTAAATACATCCCTTATAGGCGATACCGTCCAGTTAGGGTTTACAATGTCTGACGCTCAAATGCGAGATACTACATTTAGTAATCAGTTCGAAGAAATCGAACTCCACTCCTTTGTCATTGATGTTACTCCTAGCTCGGTGCTAGCATGAGTACTCACACTTTTACATCTGTACCTTTTCTTAGAACATCAAGAAACTTTCCAATAGAGTCCCAACCTCTTGCAGTTGAACTAGATAAGAGCTACGTAGATATCGCTAATGCAGTCAATAGAAGGATTATTGGGATATACCCTACAAATAGTCCGGCAGTAACTGGAGAGTCCTGGTTTGTAAATGCCGCTGAAAAACAGCAATCCTTAAGAGAAGTGTACCCTTTTGCGGGAACAGGGAATATAGCTCATGGACTGAATTGGAATTCGGTATCCTTTGTATCACCTAAATCCTACGGCACTTTTACTGATGGGACGAATTGGTATGGAGCCATTTACGCAAGTAGTGTAGCAATAGCCGGGCAAATCTCATTCTATGTTACCCCTACCAATATTGTTGTATTAGGTGGCGCTGGCGCTCCAAGCATCATGTCAGGCTACATTAATCTTGAATGGTTGAGTCAGGTTTAGGTACAGATATCCATTCAGCATGTCCCACATATTCCATCTTCTCCCATGTCAGACGAATATATGCCTGTCCCATAAATCTACATAACCCTGTAATTTCTTTATCCATAAGAAGGTATCCTTGGGCTCCCCATTCTTTAGGTTCAGTGACAATCATTAAACAACCACCAAAATCGTGCTTTTCTGGATCGATCTGGACAATGTCGCCAACTTCTAATTCTCGTTTTTGCATATATGCCTTTGTAATGGCCACTTGAGGATTCGAACCCCAGAACTGCGCAATCCCATGACGACTTATCTTAGTGACATAAGGCGAATGAATACGTCATCCGCGCTAGATCTAGTTGCGTCATCCCAACCAATGGGGTAGTGACCTTTTAAATATTATTTATAACTTACGATTTAAATCCCATTAAGATTTTGAACGCTTCTTTCGCTTGAAGAGGTACCACCGCATTGCCCAAGGCTCTAAGTTTATCCACCCGCTGGGATACCCCATCAGCCACTCGACCCACGTCGGGTTCAACTGACCACCAGGTTGATCGTTGTTCATTCCCCGGGCTGCCATTGTTGGGAGATTCCTCATGCTGGCTTGGTTCCCTCCCGCAACATATTCCTTTGCCGGCCCCTTCGTCCCGTCGCTGGCCTGTGGAGTTGGAAATAGATTCTGAGGCCAACATTGAGGATGAACCTGTTCCCTCAGATTCGCAGGTTTCGTCCTTCCCTTTCGCGCATGGGAGAATTGGTGCTTCAAGGCTTCCTCGCTCCTCAGAGCCATTCCATCCAGGGTGTTTGGCGTAGCCCAATAAGAACCACCTTTCGCGACGGTGTAACGCTCCAATGGAAGCAGCGGATATAACACACCATCGACAATCATACCCCATTTCGGCAAGCGTTCGAACGACAGTAACACCCCCTCGGCTTGTGATGGCGGGGACATTTTCAAGGAATATGAACTTGGGCTTGATTTCTTTGGCCAAGCGCACGATCTCAAAAAATAGTCCGCTTCGCTTTCCCTCCAAGCCTTCTCCGCGTCCTGCAACGCTGATATCCTGACATGGGAATCCTCCATAGATGATATCAATATCGGGAAACATGATGGTTGGTAAACTTCGAATATCATCCCAAATGGGTGCTGAATAAATTGCATTGGTGGACATGAGGGAGAGGAGAACTCCTTGGCAATATTTGTCAATTTCACAATATGCAATGGGTCTAACCCATTCCTGCAAACCGACGGACATGCCGCCGATTCCGCTAAATAAATCCAAGCCATTTAATTTACCCATGCCCTAAATTAATCCTTGTAACGTCTGATAATAGTTCTTATGAAGCACGATTGTGGATATCTAAATATTGCTTAGCCCTTGAGGCTGTGCACTTTAGTTTTCTCATCAAATAACCAATCGACAATGCCTTAAATTCTGGCACTCCACAACGTGCTAATTCCTTCATTAAATCGAATACTTCTGGTTTGAGTGCTAATTTTGCATCAACTTTCATGATTAAACCTACAATAAATTAAATTAGTCAACTTGTTGACCATTTTACCAGTTGTGCCGTTAAGTTCAATTGGTAAAAATAAATTTAAACTGCTACTCTCAATTTAACATGAGGTCTATATGTCCATGATGGCAACTGGCACTGGAATGGGAAAGGGAATGACTCCCTCTCTTAATAAGGGCAAATCTAAAGGCGGTCTAACGCCATTTTCTATGCAGCAATTCACCCCGGATCAGATGCAGCTATTCCAGCAGATGTTTGGGCATGTGGGTCAAGATAGCTATCTTTCAAAGCTTGCTGGTGGCGATCAATCCCAGTTCGACCAGCTAGAAGCACCAGCGCTTAAGCAGTTCAGCGAATTGCAAGGAGGGTTGGCTTCTAGGTTTAGTGGAATGGGCTCGGGAGCTCAAAAGAGCAGCGGATTTAAGAACACCATGAATCAGGCATCCCAAGATTTCGCAGGACAGCTACAATCGCAACGAATGGGCATACAGAGACAAGCCCTGCATGACCTAATGGGAATAAGCCACGAATTGCTAGGTCAACGGCCTTATGAGCAGTTTGCAGCCCCTAAGAAGAAGCCGTTTTGGCAGTCCCTTATTGAGGGCGGTATAAGCGGTGCTTCTCAATTTGGAATGAGTCAACTAGGATTCTAGAGGTAAAAAATGGTTCAGATAATCGGTGAAATTCCTAGTTTTGGCTCTACAGCGGGCAGGAATTTGGGTGAAGGATTGACAAAGGGCGTCGAAAGGAAACTTGGATTTGATCAGCAAATAAAACTTCAGGAAATGAAGAAAAAAGAAGACAAAAAACTTTTTGATGATCAAAAGTTTGTTGCAGGAATTGATACTATTAAAAAAATGAGATCACTCATAGAAAAGGGAAATCTCGGTAGGGGCTCAGGTATAATGAGTCTGTTCGGCGGAGAAACAGCTAGGGATTCTGGGCAATTTGAACAGCTGGGTATATCGCTCATTCCTTTAGCAGCTGCTGGAGTTCCTGTCAGAAACCAAAGGGAATTTGAAAAATACAGCAAAATTATCACTGACCCAACAAGTCCTGATGAAAAACTTCTTGGTGCTCTACAAGGTTTAGAAGATATTTTTACAAATAAAATATCATCGGAGTCGGAAGGTTCTTCTTCAAATAAATCTGGAAAGAAAGAACCTTTTAATCCTTCTAATCCTAGTCATAAAGCTAAAGCGGCCCAACTTTACAAAACATTTAAAGATAAAGAAAAGGTTAGAGAGAAATTAGCTTTAGAATTTGAGGGATTATAATGGCTGCTGACCCACTTGACTTTCTTGACGAAGGAAATTCTTCTTCTGACCCATTAAGTTTTCTTGATAAGCCAGAAAGAGGAACTCTAGAAAAAACCGCAAGAACAGCAGGTCAATATGGTCTCGGTTATATAGATCGTGCTTTGTCTTTTTATTCTATTCCTTCGCAATTATTCAATTCAAAAGGGGCACGTACTATTCAAGCGCAAAAAGGCATACGTAGAACTTTTGAAAAGCTTTCCGACCTTAAGCAAAAAGGGAATCTAAATGAAGAGGGCGAGAAAAAATTACAAGTATTACAAAATTTAATTGAAAACCCCGATTCCTATAAAGACGAGATACAGTCCATTGATCGGACTCCTTCAGGCTTAGTCAAACAAGGAATTCAAAAACTTACTGGGTATGATTTAGAACCAGAAGGCGGCATTGAAAAGACGGCAAACTTCTTAGGGTCTTATAGTCCGAAGGAAATTATTAAAGGCGCTCAAGCCATTCCTAAAGTAGCGAAATCCTTAACAAGTAAAACGAAAGAATTATTCCCTAGTGGTCTGTCTAAGCCAAGAGCAATTGAATCTAAATTGACTTCTATTTCTTTAATCGGGAAAGAGACTCAGAAGAAAGCTATCGAAAAGCTTAACAAAGAAGCTGGTCATCTTGCTAAATCAAAAGTACATGAACAAATGCCTATTACTAAGCAAATAGAACAGGGCTTTGATTTTAAAGGGTTTTTTTCTAAGAGATTGGGGCATCTCGAAAAAGTCGCAGAAAGCTCGAAGGCCCGAATTGATTTAACTCCCGTTGAGGAGCTTTTAGAGAAAACGGCTGCTAAATATAGAGGCGTTCCTAACCCCCACCAGGATGCGAAGAAAATAGCTTTAGAAATTAAAGCCTTCTACAAAAAACCTCCATCTACGTTGCCTAAAGCTCTTAAAACTTATAGATCCAATAACCAAAAATTAAATCAGATATACGAGACATCCCGACTGACAGGAACCCAAAAAGAATATGCTGATTTCCTGGTATCCCAAAATAAAGCTATTGCCCAATCTTTCAGGGATTCCCTGGGCAAGGACAGTAAATGGGTTAATGAGTTTGAAAGGCTAAACGCTGCGTTTAAACAGCATATAAATGCCACCAAGACGCTAAAGGAATTGGATGGGTTTTTCGGAGGACGCCTAACCCCTAGATCCTTGGAAAAACTTGGAAATGATCCTAGAACGCAGCAAAAACTTTCTATGATGATGGGGCAGCAAGGTGCGAGTGAAATAGGTCAACTCGCTAAAGACCTTAAGTCTGCGACAGAAGCTATCAAGGGAATCCCAAAAACTCAATACCATAAATATGAGGCAGCTTTCCCTCTTACTTTCCTTATCCCAGTATTAGGAAAATATTTAGGGGGAATTGCAGCTCAAAAAGTCGGGAGAAGTCTTTTAGGTTTTTATTTGAGCAAGGCAGCGACCCGTCGGGCATATTCTGATGCTTTGAAAGCGTTAAAAGGAAGTAACCTTGAAGGATATAGAACTGCAACGGCCATTCTGAAGAAGTCTATGGAAAATCCCGAAGAAGATTAGCGACAATATTTATCAGTCAGCATTAAAATAACCATCATAATACCAAAAAATGTCCAGCACATTATTTCCTACTCTCTAATTTCTTCATTTTCCTTCTCTCCCACATCTTCTTCGCGGCATCGCTCCGCGGATTGTTGCTTTCCGCCTGGATTTCCGAAAAAAAAACAAAGCTCTCAATGAAGGATACTCGTTCTTTTACGTCCAATATTTCATTTTTTACTTCACGCAACGTCGCCCGTGTTGCACCTATTTCTTCGTGAACTTTATAAATGTCTCTTCCTAAATACTCGATTCTTTCTATAACTCGACCCAACTTATAAATAAGGAGCAATATTCCAACTACTCCTCCAGAACCCAAAACTAGCTGTATCACTTCAAGTACGGTCATTAATCAACCTTTTTTCCTATAGATCTTAACAAATTTTCTCATATTTTTCAACTCACAAAATTATTTGATCAGGGTAGCGCATTAAAAACCTTATAAGTTAAATTTTAATTTAACACATCAAGAGGTTTTTATGACTTTCCAACCAGGTGCTAACCTAAATACAGTAGCTTTCGGGAATCGACCAGAAAACGTAGAGGTACCGCACCTAGATGTGCGAGCACCATCTACAAATGACATAACAATGTACCCCATCGGCAAGCGCTGGATCGACACTGTAAATAACGCCACTTACACCCTTACATCCTTTTCAACGTCCGCCAACGTCACTCTTCCTAATTGGGTAGGGGATGGCGGTGGCTCTATTGAGCTTTCTTCCTTAACAGGTGATACCGGCACGGCTGCTCCTGCAGTTGGCAATATCAAGATCGCAGGAACCGCTTCTGAGATAACTACGGCAGCTTCGGGATCAACAATTACCGTTAGCGTCCCTTCAGCATTTATTGCCCCTGGATCTATCGCTGCTACAACTACATTGACTGCAACTCTAGGAAATATCACAGCAACAGCTGGAAATTTCGTGTCATCTGCAGCTGGTAATGGACTTGTCCTCAATTCAGGAACGGCATCAGGAACGACCACAGCTACCTTAAATGGACGCTCTGGCCAAATCACTATTACAACTCCTTCCATCGCTGCCGGCGCAACCTTCACCTTCACAATTACCAATAGCTCAGTTACGGCATCTACTACCCAGGTTCTGTATAGCCTAACGGGAGGAACTACAGGTTCTTCTCTGACGGTTCAAAGCGTGACAAATAGTGCAAGCACATCTGCAGTTGTAATCCAGAACGGAACTGGAGCGACAACAAATACTGGATCGCTTGTTCTTACATTTTTAGTTCTGAACTAAGAGAAAATAATGCCATTTGTACAGTACGCCTTAATAGACAATCTTCGGGAGATAGCAGGAACGGCCATTAACGCCAGTTACCAGCAGATTGGCGGTGTATTCACTATCAATCCCCGCATCATCTCGTTTAACAACGGCACGAATGTAGACATCTACGTTTCTACAGATGGGATCAATAATAAGTTGCGCATCGCCGCCAACTCCTTTCAGCTCTTCGATATTCAAATGAACAAATCTGATACGGGCGACAACCTATTCCCTATAGGGACGGGTATATGGGTTAAAGAAACATCTGAAGGGGCGCCGACTTTAGGGGAATTCTGGGTAGAAGCTATTTATTCGAATAACGTTTAGGTATTCATGAGCGGTGTAATTTACTTTGAAACGAATCTACCGCTAGAAGACAGGTTCAAGTTAGTCTGCAAAAATATCGAATATTACTTCACTAAGATCGCTTCTTACGATTCAGTTTTAAACGAGTTTGCCACTCTCAAAAATTCTTTAGAAAAGATCGTTAAGGAATCTGAGGAGTCTTCTCAGATCTCTAGATCATTGGCCAGAACCTCTCAAACGCTCAAAGACACAATCCTAACTGTAAATCAGCGAGTAACAGACGAATCTAATAGGCAGGATTCTAAAAGTGAACACCTTTGTAATTCTTTAAATGGAGTTAAAAATGATCTGGAAAAACACGCTGTAAATCAAAACAACAAAGTCGACTCCTTAAACAACGATTTCAAAGAAGCCTTAGACAACTACCCTACTCTTAGAGATGTCTCAGTGATCTTCGATCAAATCCAACTCACTGTTTGTAGTTTAAAAGATGAAATTCAAAAGGTTTCCATGGATTTGATGGTTTTAGAGAACGAAGTCCTAAAGATCCAGGACACCATTCAAAGGACTCAAGATCGCCAAGACAAACAATACAAGGACATTTGCATCCTACAGAACGCGATGGTCCGATTACGAGCTGAGGTTATCAAATGAGTCAGGAAGGCGTCTTATCGGTCGATACAAGCGGTGCTCCAGTCGTAGAGACTCTTTCTAGCGAGGGAGGGCCAGATACACCGCCAAATGGTCACAACTTCAATTTCAGCGGTTCTATAGCTGGTGGCTCTGCCGCCAATGGTGCTATTGAATTCATTACTCCGGGTGGCCCTGGCCACAATGAAGATGGCCAAATGGACGCTGTCGTACTTACAGATGGCACCACTATAGGGATCAATGCTTCTAATGAACTCTATGTAATAGGAGGAGTTTTCACGGAAGCATTTGAAGTCGATGCTCACACAGCTCCCGGGACAAATCCTGTGGAACCTAATGGCGCAGGTTTAGTCACTGTAACAGGTGGTCAAGTTGCCGCAGGAACAACAGCTAATGTCATACGTACGGATTCCCTAGCAGCCAATACATATACAATACAGGTACAACGATCCCAGGCCGTTGCCTCTTCCACAGTAGGCGACAATGGCGTGTCCCATTTCAATTCAGCAGACTTCACGGTAGATGCCAATGGATTTGTTACTTTTGTTGGGGCAATAGGTGCAGAGACTATAACAGGTAATAGTGGAGGAGCTTTATCTCCTACTGCGGGAAACTTTAATATATTTGGTGCGGCGGTTGCAGCCGGTACTACTCCAGTTACGACGGTTGGATCTGGTAGTACACTTACTGTAGATGTACAAACTTCACAAGCCATTTCCTCTACAAATGCCAGCAATATTGGGTTGTCTGCCTTTAATTCAGCCGATTTTACCGTAGATGCTAACGGATTTGTGAGTTCGCTTACATCCAGCACTTTCACCACAATTACTCATGCAAGTTCTCCCTATACAGTTCTATCTACTGACCAATTCATATCTGCGGATGTAACAGGAGGTGTGATTACTGTAAAACTCCCTAATACTACGACAACTGGCCGGATCATAAGGATAAAAGACAAAGTAGGACTTTCTAATACAAGCAACATCTCAATAACTACTGTAGGAGGAACCGTCACAATTGATGGACAAACGACCTACTCGATGTTTGTAAATTACGAATCGATTTCTCTGATCTTCGACGGAACCAACTACGAGGTCTTTTAAGGATGACATTTAACAATACAACACCAACAAATTTCTTTGATGCTTCATCCGTAGGAAGAGCTAGTTCTAGCCCCTTTGTGGATATTTTCCAAGCAAGAGATCCAACAGCAAATGACATCACGCAATCGACATCGATCAATTTGTTAGCCATACAACAGAGATGGTTGAATACCGTTACAAACACTTTATGGGAGCTTAAAAGCTTCAATTCAGCTAGTGGGGTTACTTCAGCCAATTGGATCAAAATAGGTGGCAGCAACATCGTAGAAACCCTAACTGGTAACGATGGGATTATCGTACCCCCTACAAACAACAATATCGATTTAGTAGGCGACGGAACTTACATAAAGACAGTAGGCAATGCCGGTACATCAACAATGACTATAGAGCCGTCCGGCGGCTTAGCCCTTCTTTATACAGAGAATACAGGAACTGCCGCAGCATCTGCTGGAAATTTAAACATCCTTGGTTCCACAGGCATCACAACAACAGGTTCTGGAAACACCATCACTATAGAGCTAAGTGGCGATGTAGGAGTTAGTTACGTTGAGAATACAGGAACGGCTGTGCCAGCTGGCGGGATATTAAATGTTCTGGGATCAAGCGGCATAACCACCCTTGGATCTGGCAATACGATCACTATCGAGCCTAGTGGAACTATTGCAACAAGTTACGTAGAGAATACTGGTACAGCTATCCCCTCTGCGGGAGTTCTAAATGTCCTAGGAACCAATGGAGTATCAACATCAGGTTCTGGGAATACCATCACTATTTCTGGTGCAGGTTTAGGATTTTCTACTGGATTTCAAGTATTTACTGGTAATGGCACCTACACCCCAACTACCGGAATGGTTTATTGCTCTGTTCGTCAATTAGGTGGCGGCGGAGGGGGAGGAGGCTGCCCGACATTTGCTTTAGGCAATTTTGGGACTGGAGGAGGTGGAGGAGCTGGAGAATATGCCGAAGGGATTTTCTCTGCCGCAACAATAGGTGCTTCTCAAACTGTAACAATTGGGGCTGCTGGAACGGGAGTTTCTGGAGGAAATGGAAATACCGGAGGAACAACCAGTTTGGGATCTCTCTTAACTACAGTCGGAGGTAGTGGTGGGATTTCATCCGTAATTAATCCTAATCCGGTTGCTCCTGGTGGGGTTGGAGGTTCAGGAGGTTCAGGTGGGAATTTCAGGAGTCGAGGAGGTTCTGGATTTGGGGGTTTGATAACCAGCGCCAATACAAGTGGGCCGGGATATTCGGGACAAGGAGCAGATACACAATTTGGATCTGGAGCTATTGGGTTTTATCTAAGTGGATCTTCGGCAGGTTCAAATGCAGGAAATAACGCTTCAGGTTATGGGGCTGGCGGAGGAGGAGCAATTCAGTTTACAGGCGGTGCTCAGCCTGGTGGCTCCGGAACAGCCGGCATCGTAGTAATCCAAGAATACATTCAACTTTAGGTAATTAAATGTCATACGACGGCCCAAATCCACTACCAATTGTCGCTGGAGGCACAGACGCCTCTTCCATGGCCAATACTGACGGCGTCGTTTATTTCGATGGAACGCGCCTTGTAACTACGGATGTGGGTACAGCTACGAACGTGCTTACATCCAACGGAACAGGTCTAGCGCCTACATTTCAGCCTATTCCAGTGGGGTCGATAACTTTTGACGCAGATTTAGGCACCGCTTCTGGTAGCACGATCACAATACATGCCTTGGGTTATGGGGGTACAGCAGAATTTTATGGGACTGGATCTACTTTGCAATTATTTGCAAACCTTGGGAATTCCGGGAATTACAATACTGGTTGGGGATTTGGATCTCTACTTGCTACAGGGAACGGGAATTCAAATAGTGCATTCGGCACCTTCGCTTTACCTTCACTTAATACTGCTGTTAATTTTAATTGTGCATTCGGATTCCAAAGCTTACAAGAATTAACTGCCGGTCAATACAATATTGGAATAGGAGCATCAGCAGGTCAGAGTTATACAGGTTCTGAATCTAGCAATATTATTATTGGACATTTGAATCTAGGAACGCTAGGTGAGTCACATGTTTTAAGAATTGGAGTCGGTACAGGAACTTCTGCTGGGTACCTTAATAAAGCTTATATACAAGGGATCACTGGTGCAACTCCTGTAACTGGCAATACCCCACAAGTCGTACTTTGCGATAATGGCGGAAATTTAGCTGTAATTTCATCTTCAACAACTAATTTTGTACTCACTAGCAATGGAACTGCGACCCCCAGTTTTAAAGCACCAGCTGCGAGTTCAATCTCTATCACTGGGGACAGCGGTGGAGCATTATCAGGATCGGCATTTACTCTGACTGGAGGTAGTACCGGGTTGACATTAGCAGGTTCTGGAACGACAGAAACTCTCGGTGGAATATTAGTTGGAGCAAATGGTGGAACTGGCGCGAATAACACAACGACAGGAACAGGAACGATCCTTAGATCCAATGGAACTGCGTTTGTGCCCACTACAACTACTTTTCCCAACACCAATGCTATAAATACCCTTCTTTATGCTTCAGCAGCTAATGTGATGTCAGCGTTATCTACTGGAAATAACGGTGTACTTATCACATCAGCATCTGGCGTTCCAAGCATTTTAGCAGATGGAACTACTGGCCAAGTTCTTACTGCCACGACTGGATCGCCACCTGCGTGGGCCAATGCAGCTGCAAGTTCAATCACAGCCAATGGAGACTCAGGGTCAGCTTCAGGGAGTACAATTACATGGAATGCTAACTCAAATTCTGGATCTAGCGTAAAATTCACAGCGACAGGTTCGACCGTTTCGCTAAATGTTACCGATGCCAATGATAATACAATTTTAGGTGCATCTGGTGGAAATGGGAGTATTTCTGGTACTGCAAACTCTGGTTTTGGATTTGCAACTTTAAATGCTCTCACTTCTGGATCTAACAACATGGGAGTTGGTTATGCTACTTTAGATGGGCTAAAAACTGGTTCAAACAATGTTGCTATTGGGCCAAATTCCGGAACTGCATATACAGGAGCAGAATCATCAAATATTCTTTTTAATGCGACTGGAACAGTAGGGGAATCGAATGTTCTTAGACTCGGTTCTGCTACAGGAACTAGCGCAACTCAGTTATCAAAAGCATTCATTTTCGGGATAACGGGAGTAACCCCAACAAACATACAACCCGTTTCCATCAACTCATCCACGGGACAGTTAGGAGTCACTCCAAGCGTCGCAACAAATTTCGGTACATCGGCAGCGCCTACGGGAACGACATCGACAGCCGCTTATGTGATGATGGGTCTAGGCTCTTCTTGGAAAATCACCCCTACGACTTTTACTTCTGTAAGAGCGACGATCAACGGGCAAATGGCTAATAGCACTACGGGCGACGGAATTAACATTATAGTAGCTTACGGCACTGGTACAGCACCGTCAAACGGGGCATCGGTCACAGGTACCACGGTTGGAATTAACACCATTTTCACGGATCTTACGGGTCTTCTAACTAACGGAGCGCCGTTCTGTAAAAACGTAATCATAACTGGCCTAACACCTGGAACCGCATACTGGATAGATATCCAATGTAAAGCCGTAACAGGGGGCACAGCTAGCATTTTGAATCTGGAGTTTAGCGCTCAAGAATTGACCTCTTGATTCCAGTAAACAAATTTTACCCGTATCTTCATTCAGATACATAATATTTGGTAGATCTTTGTCAGGGTAAAATGCAGTAAATTTTACAGGAAATTCTTCTACTTTTGACATATTCAATCCGTGTTATGTCCCCAGGAACATGTTCCAGACTCACTAGAGCTGTCTTGACCGTACTCACGTAAATCTTGAGCAAATCTAGAGAATGCAGGAGTATCGCTTGGAGTCTCTATTTCCAGAATCCCATAATCCTTAAGGCTATCCAAATCTAAATGTACATGCACAAAATGGTCAATAAACCCAACGGACAGCTCTTCACACCAACACGAGGCAACGCTTGTTAAATAGAAGCTAATAACTAATAGAGACAGGCTGAAGTAAATTAATATTTTATTGTTGCTCATAGATACTCCTAAAAAAATACATTGTGCTATATCTAAATTTTACCGTCAACCCCTAAAGAGGAATCACATGAAATTTCTTGCACTACTCATTTTATTCACCTCCTGCAACGCCAAAGTCATGGAAGACTTCATTGTTGGGGAGGAGAAGGTTATCGAGAACATCGCCATGGACGAGATGGGCACTCTCAACTTTCAGAGATAGTTCTAATTGCTGTTTGTTATAAAAGTTTTTTACATATTTAAAATAGTAATTTACAATTTTCTCTGTAATTCTATCATAGTCTTTAGAAGGTTGATGCAAAGTGATAGGCGTCGCAAAGACTCCATATTTGGCCGTAGGGCCGGCGGTGAAGCTTACCCAGAGCAGAATATCTACTATATAGATCCGCATTCCGGAGGGGATATCTTTTTGAATCCTTCCACATAAACTCTTAGCATTGAATAGGTTAAGTTTAAAATCGGGGTGTGGCCCCTTTTTAGGCTCATAGCCTTCCATTTCGTCGTATTTACCCATTAGGGAACCTATGTTTGACGATGTGCAATTTCAGGTGTTTTTCTAGCTGCAAACAGAAATCCTTATGGTTTATTAGGCCTGAAAGATCGAAGTCCTGACGGTTCTTATCCTTGAGTACATGGAACTTATAAAACCAATTTAGCCCTTCAGCGACCTTTTTACCGCACATCTTCAATTCTTGGACTACTTCCTGGTTTAGACGCCAGTTTTCTTGCTGTGGGGCATTTAAAGTGCCTTCTTGGGGCTTCTTGGCTGCGACGCTCTTCCTATCCTTCTCGATCCAGTCCTCCAAAACCATGTCATGACGCTTTTTGACCTTAAATGCCTTCTCGTTATTGAAGCTCCACCTGTAAAGCTTCTCGGCATACTCATCCAAAAGCTCCTCAGACCCAAACTTCTTCAAGAGCCTATCAAAGTTTTCTTCTGTTATGCAAACCTTTCCTTCAAATTTTTCTTTATAGTGGCCAGAAGGGGGGGGAGGAGCCGAAGGCGACTTTTCTTTTGCGAGCGCTAGCGAGCTTTCTTTTCTTTCTTTTGGAAGAGTTTCTTTTGTGTCTGTCTTTAGGACAGAGGGGGGCCTGTCTTTAGGACAGGGGGTAAAAATATTTTGAATCACTATAGGATCTTCGAATTCTGAGGGGTCTTCGACGATTAAACTGTACCAGCTTTCTTGGTTACTTGAAGGACCTTTTTGGTGCTTGGTCACCAGTTTTTTTTCTATCAAGGTCTTTAGAGATCGAATAACAGATTTCTCGGTCATTCCCGTCTTTTTGGTGAACTGGGAAAGACTTATGCGATCCCATCTTTTGTTGCCCCACCCAAATGTTTGGCGCATTATGACAAGAAGAACTCGCAATTCGCCCTCTTTAAGGGTCATAGCGATTTCGTCGAAGAATTCATTGGGTGTTTGGGTATAATTGGGTCTGGAAAACATGGTAAACTCCTATTGGTTGTAGGAGCCTAAGAGAACCCAAGAAATTAAAGTTTTCTTTTTTCTTGCGTATTTGCTATACGTTGACCTAAGATAACTGACGTTTATGTGATGTCCGTTACCAGAGATTGGTTTTCTCTTAGGCTCCTGACCCCGAGGTTCATAGCTCGGGGTTTTTTATTTATACCGATATCCTATCTTAAATTTTTCATTTGTGGCAATTCCCAAACATTGCTATTCTCCATCCTTTATATGTTTTTAATAGGTTACTTAGGAGGATTTATGAGTGCGCAACTAATTCAAACTGATATGTTTATAAGCGATTTGAGAGAGCTGGAAAAACACCAGAAAGATGCCCGAGATAAAAAAAATAACCGAAAGCTAAGGGCGGCGTTTCACTTGTTGGGAGATTTGGGTAAGCAGCTAAAAGAAAAAACCCCCTAGCAGGGACTAAGGGGTAGAGTACCATAACAATCAGGCAAGCAGTCAAGATTGTAAAGAGACTATGGATACACTTCTCTATATAGCTCTTACAGTCCATTTTTCGAAAGATTTTTTTCTGTATGGGCTTAAGTCGATGCCTTCCAGATTGGGAACTCTAGAATAGTCGATGGCGCCCATACAGATTTGTTTTTGCAGTACGATTCCATGTCCTTTTGCACTGCGCCCTTGGGAATTAAGCTTGAGATATTCCATGATCTCATCGTCTTCTTTCTCAAGGGGTTTTATCATCTCACGGATCTCTAGAAGCCTCTTGACCTTCTTTTTGCATTCACGCGTATCCTCTAGGTCAACGGGATCTTCTGCGCTTAATTCAGGCGGAAGGTGATTTACCACACGATCCCAAAACTTCTGCTCTTCCGGGAAAAGCGATGCGTCAATGTAAGAAGAATCCCGGGCAACCTCAACAATCACACCTTTAGAGCCGTCAGCTGGGCTTGAGAAGTAATACATCCCATCTAATCCCATGGTATTAAGGATATGCTGGCATTGCGGTACGTATTTAAGAGGCACCTTCCCATTAATAGCTGTGGCATGGTCTGTTTTGTTGGCCTTCTTAATCTCAACGACGATCGTACCACTCTCATCAATGCCGTCCAAGGAAGCGTGAAGCCAAGGAAATTTTACGTTCTCGACATTAGAAGCGGGAACTTTGATCCCCATTCTATCCTCGAACTCATTCCTAGAAATACTCTCGGTTTCTCTTCCATACTTCATCGCTGCGTTGTCTCCCTTCTTTTTGTCATAAACCTTCTCTTCCCACTTCTGGTAGTAGGTACAATAGGGGCTTACATTCATAATGGCGGGGGCATCACTGCCACCCACCCCACTGCGTCGCCATGACAGCCATTCGTCATGTGTTAAACCGTCTACTTTACGCCACTGAACTGAAGTCATATACGTCCTCCTTACCAGCTTCTAAATCTTTGAATGGATCTTTTCCTGCGTAGAGAGCATGTAAATTGAATTGCGTCTCTTCCAGGGCCAATTGTATCTGTGCCTCTAATTTATGAGGCGTAGATGGCCTTAGAATGTACCTAGTATCTGTTCCCTCACCATGTCTAGAGACAAAGAGATCGTAGTTAAGCGGTGATCCCTTATTAGTTTCTAGCGATTGCAGGGACTTCTTAAGATTCTTTTGAGTGAATGACCAAATCTGAAGCAGCCCTAACTCGTAATTCCAAACCATCATTGCCGTGAATTCTCTCCAAGGCTTTAGGGGATTAGGAGCCACTCTTGGTTTCTTATTGGGAAAGAACCTTGTGGGCTTGTTGTCCTCCGACCAGTTCTCCCACCCTACAATTGGGTTTGTGAGAATTCTGATCCTAGCTTCATCGCCTTCTAAAATCTTACCTGGCTTAAAGTAATCGGTGTTGCCCATGAATTTATCTTCTTCGGGGAAAAATGACATATTGTTACCTATGTGTTTTGTTGTTTACGTGTATATTTCTTCTAAATCTTGTCTGTCGTAGCATCCAAAAATGCTGTCTTTGAGATCTTCAAACCAATCATCAAATGAAAGGCAGTCACCGTCATCTATTTGTGGCCCAGAGTAGTTTTCTTCGAGCCAGCTTATGTAACGATCGTACAATTTCTCTTCGTTTCTAATCATGCGCATGGCGATTCCTCCCAGAGTCTTTTTTTAAACTCATCTCGGTACATCGCATGTTCTTTGTACTTAGCGAAAGAATTCTCGGCTTCCTCAGTCTCTTGTAGAAACTGATTCATATACCAGCTGGCTTCCGTTGCGTGATAAAGGAAATCTTCCCTTAAATCAGACGTGGTTGTACTATCTTTGACTGATGACATTTCTCTATCCTTTGGTTATCACTTCTCCCTCAAGCACTAACTTGGGGGAGAGCCTTTCTTGTTTATACTCTAAGTTGTTTCCTTTAGCAACTTCTCTTGAGCTTGCTTTTCTTTCCATTTTTTGGCATATTCGCGAGATGATTCTATTTGAGTTCTGATGTATTTTAAGGAACTTAGGCAGCCTTCCAATTCAAAAGCATCGTATGAATTTCGGAAAATCTGTACGGCGGATTTCCCTTCATATACATCATTGAATATATCCGTTAAGCACTCTTCTACTAAGTCAATAAGATCAATCTCCAGTGCGAACTGGGACTTTAGAAGTTTTTTCATTTCTAGCATGTTCATTGTTTTTTCCTTGTTTTGTGTTTGTTATCTAATATATCCCGTGTGGTCAATATGTATTGGAGAACTATCATACCCAATTTTATGTTCAACTCCAAGTTTAGCACTGTGAAACTGAATACGGTGCGCATTGTCTATTTCAATCTTTACTCTCTCTGGTGTGGACACAACTGCCGTAACTGTGACACAGTTCAAACCAATGACGGCTATGAGTGTGCAAGCTCCAAACTTTGCGATGTCCCTAACAAAACTCTTCATATCGCGGCTCCTTGTGTTTTTTGTATCTCAACTTTCCAGCTTTAGCAACAGTCCTCGAAGGTGTCTGCGTTAATCGCGGTGCGTTGAAGATGTCTATACAATACCAAAACATTGTGATTTACGGCAAGCACAAATGTTTGGTTGCAAGAAAAAATCCTTTTCTTTACCATACACCTCTTTGAGGAGGCTCATGGATTTAAAAGATTATTTAGAAACCGAAGGCATCGAAAACAAAGACTTTGCCGTAATGGTCGGTGTTACCCGAAACACTGTTACAAACTGGATTCACTGGCACTCTATGCCGCACCCTAAGACGATCAAGCGTATTGAGCAGGTGACCAACGGGAAAGTTACGTTTAAAGATTTAATGTATTACTGGGAGGCTAAGAATAAATATGGATGAACAGGCACGTGAGTTACGAAAAAAAGAATGTGTGAATGCTACTCACGAAATATTTCAAGAGCTGGGCATGACTGCCCAAGAAATTATAGCCACGTCTGGTAGTATTTTCATGACGTATATTACTTCTTTATATTCTAATGAAATGGAAGTAAAATATTTGCTAGATTCTTTGTATGAAACTTATACTATAGTTATGAGGAGTGAAAATGAACCCGGATGATTTTTTTAAAAAAATTGATGATTTTACGGTGTCTATCGAGAACCTTATTATAGAAAATGATGTACACCCAGCCGTTGCTGGGGCTGTTATTTGCAAAATTTTCCCTACTCTATGCGTACACTGTAATATGGGTGACGAGGAATTTAAAAATCAGCTTGATAGTATGCTAAAGATCTACAATCTATGTAAAGAGTTTCACCATGAACGAAAATAAAGAGAAACTTCCTCCTGATAAAATGGTAGTGGAGTTGATCATAAAGTGTTTGGATGACAACAAAATTCCCACCGTTTCCTGCTTAGCTGCTTTAATGGCCACATTCTCAGTCATTGCCGCAAAATTGGGGATGCTCCCCACAGACTTTAACAAATTCCTGGAAGTGTCTAAAGTCAGCTATTCGCAAAGTTGCATAAGTATTTTTAAGAACTCTGAAAAAAGTTCTTAACCTTTAATTCCTCCTACCCTTATTAAAAGGGTAGCGAGGTAACATGATCGAGATTCGAATACCACTTCCACCCATTCCTTGGACTGCTCCCCTAAAAGGGAAATACGGCTTTTACGATCCTAAAGAAGTTGAAAAGCGTTGCGCCCGTTACTTCATTAAGCAGCATTACACAGATGCCCCATTAGATGGCTACACTGCCCTAGTCTTTCGATTTACTTTCAAGCCCCCTGTAAAGACACCAAAAAAGCGTAGAGCCGATATGTTGGCCGGTAGAATCATTCCTACACGGTGCGATACAACCAACCTACAAAAGCTTTATGAAGATTGCCTAAAAGGTTTGATCATAACCGACGATAGAAACGTAGCAAAAATATTTTCAGAAAAGCTATACGGGGAGAAAGAAGAAATCATGATTAAAATTTACACTTTAGAAGAATTCGATGCAGCTTATCCCAGAAGAGATTGAAGGGAGCGTTTACCTTGATCTTGTCCTTTCGCCGTCAGAAATTAAAAGGATTGAAAAAAGTGAAATGATATCCGGTGAAATTATCATTAAGCGCAGAAAATACTATCTAGGTGTCAGACTAAGGGGAATGTGGGAATATGACCAAAACCAAGACGCAGAATAAAGTAAAAAAGGTTATGCGAGAATGGAAGGCTGGAGACCTACACAGTGGCTCTAAAAAAGGCCCAGCCGTTAAAAACCAAAAGCAAGCCATTGCGATAGCCCTCAGCGAGGCTAGGAAGAAAAAGAAATGACCGATCCTTGCTTTGTTTGCGAAATGCGTAAATATCCTTTAGAAAAACTCCTCGATGAAGACTTCCTCAGAGAAAGAAAAAACGAGTTTTACCCCGACGAAGAATACGGCGAATTCGCACAGGTTTGCAAAGATTGCAATGCCGCGCTAATAGAATATTATTACAAGTAAATATTCTTTTAGATATACCTAAAATAGATTAACAACTTTAACAGGATTTTTCCATGGCAAAACACGAAAAAGAACACAAGAAAGAAGAAAAGCACGAAAAAAAACGTCACGCGGACAAAAAAGAAGATATGAAGACTACCTACAAAAAGCCAATGATGAAAAAAGGCTGCAAGTAGTGGACAAAGAGATTAAGAAAGGCTTTGAGAAAGTCAAAAAGGTAGCCTCTAAAGAAGAGAGGGTCTTAGTTAAAAAAGACATCAAGCGCGATAGGAAATGTGAAAAAGCAGAAAAAAAGGCAAAAAGAAAATGACCTTTTCAAAAAGAAAGTACACTAAAGTACCACTTCTAGATTACTGGCTTTTTACAAATCTTGAAAAAACTGCCCTTTTTGTAAACCTTCTCGCAGCAAAGCGGTTCAATTTCTCTAATGATAATTGTTTCAAAATCGAAAGTAACGGACAAGACGAACTCTAAAGAGCGTCCATGTAAATACTCCGATGTCCCTAAAGACGAATTAGGATGGGTATATAACTTAATCTATATGCCTATACCTTATGATCTCATGCACGTGAAATTATGGTCGTCAGAACGCATTAAATCGGCATGGTGGAACGGCATTCGATGGAAAGGCCTACACCTTAAAAAAGGGGAAGTGGTAATCGCGTGGAAAAGGAACCTCGAGCATGACTAGCGAATACATCGAATACACAATCAAAATCAAAGACGAGAAAAGCAGCCTAAGTGAAAAAGAAATTTGCTACGGCCCGTTATTGCTATCTAAAGAAAATGAAATAGTCGCCGCAAAAGTAAACGCCCTCGCTGAAAGATTCTTGGCAAACAGCGAGAGCGGGGAAGCCCCAGAAATAGTCATTACCTCTAAGATGGTTTGGCAGTCGTAGAATCTAACTTTCCTTTTTCCACTAGCATCTCAATAAGTGGGATTAAAGACGAATTAGCCTTGATATGGATGTCTAAAAGATAACGTATAAAAGCTGATACGGATTGCTTGCGCGTTGTCGCCAATAATTGAAGTTTATGGTAATCTTTTTGAGGCACACATATGCTTAGGCGCTTCCAGTCTTTTTTTTCTGGATCTTCAAGTTTTTTGAAGGCTAGCCAATGTTCATGTGAACCATTGTAGTCCCCTTCTAAAAATTCAAAAATCCTTTTGCACTCAACTTCACTTAAGATCATGCTATAAACATTTTGAGCGTAAAGATAGATCTGCTCTAGCTTATCAGACTCACTTGTCAAGTCGTAATAAAAGTCGTCTCGAGCGGAAGCATGGGAATCTACTCCCTCATAGCCAGAAATGGCACTAGCGACCTTTTGTAAATCTTTTTTAGTCATTCTTCTTTTACTCCGTATTTAATTCTTAATTCGCAAATTTCGCCTAAATAAACCACTATCTTTTGAGCGGTATAAGGCATTTTTCGATCATTTCGTTGATATCCACGAAATGATCGAGGATGCTGTGACCGCTGTTTTTACACGCTTCTTTGGCCTTATAGATTTTCTCCCAAAACTTTGTAGTTTGCTCACAAGTCATTTTTTACTCCATGTATACTTGCATAGTAATTAGTTTCCCTTGCAGCATCGCCCGTTGATAAAACCGATGTGCATTGTTTTAAAAGAGTCATGAACCCTTTTTGACCTTGGTAAATCGGATCTCCGTTGGTTTCAACGCCGTAAATGCCACGATCATTAATGAATAGCATTAGGCAGGAATTACCATTGATGCGATTCCATGTCAAATAATTACGGTTCTTGTCTGGTTCGCAACTCATTTTATATTAATCCTCTCAATTTTATATGGTCTTTGCCAATTACACATTTCATCTTCATTTTCTATCTCCTTAAAATTATCATAAGGTAGCCAGTAAATCAGGTACTCCCCGCCTTCCTCATCCTCGGCGGGAGCTATGTAAATAGGATCACCAAAAGAATCACAATCTAAATAGGCTTGCTTAATCACCTCTATGGATTGTCCCTTAAATCTAAAAATAACCATGGTTAAACCTTGTATTTTGCTTGCAGTTCATGTTAATAATCTCTTGATTTCCCGTACTTGAGAACTCAAATCGAAGCATTTAAACTTTTTGCTATCGATGTATTCAATAAGATCAGAAAGCTCTTTTCTTTCAGCTTCAATCACCTCTAATTGCCCCCTAGCGCGGTGTAGGCGTTGAGGGTAATTATGTCGTTCCACTTCCGCTTTAATGCCCTCCCACGTGAATGCCTTTTTATCCACTATGCAAGAAAGGTAATAGTGAAACTGCGCCGAAATACGGGAATTTCCTTCATGCTCATAGATATTAACGCACATGGTCATGCTGAATTTGTCTTTGCTAATCCAAGCACTGTAGCCCATTGACTCAAGCTTATCAGTGAAACGCTTGTTGACTTGTGCGTAATGCTCGAATTCCTTGACCACACTTAAAATATCGTTTCCTAGCTTAACGCCCATCTCACCTTGGCGGATGTCGGTTAAAATTGATTCCTTATTCACAAAACACCTCCCCATTTTCTGTCCACACATGCAGCTCTTTAAATTCCCTAGCCAATACGGTTAGAACGCGATTAAGCGGCGTATTGTCCCTGTCAACGAATCCAACGCCAAGTCCATTGCTAACGAAATAAAAATCCATGCCGTGTTGCTCTAAATCGCCACAATCCAATAAATTATTGGCTAAGTCTAGAAACGCTAAACATCGGGATTTAATAAGCTCAAAGCTTTTATGGTCGATATCGCCTCCACTAAAATTAGCGTCTAAAGCATCCCCATTATCGTCATAGCAAGTAAACAACATTGCTTGAACGAATCCGTTAATAAAATACTCCAACGTTTCCTGGTCTAATTTTTGACTATATGTTTTCATAACTCTCCATGTCCCTTTGTTTAAATTGGGGGACGAATCCCCCTTCGTTTGTTAAGCTGGCATTCTCAGTTTTTTAGATTCATCTTGCAGCCAGCCGTTAGCCCACAACTCTCTAACACATTCCCTGTAATGCTTGCTTGTAGCGCAACCAGCCTTCTTTCCCGCTCTTTTAGCGGCAGGATTGTTTGCGTAGACATCCCAACGGCTTGTATCCTCTGCAACGGCCTTAATCATGTTGTAGGCGACATATAAACGGCGTTCTCCACACTCATATTCGGGAACTTCATTGATTAAAGCTTTGAGCTGGTTAGCGTACTCTTGTACGAAAGCGTCTTCTCTAACGAATGATGGTATCGTATTTTTCATGTCTTTTTCCTTTGTTGTTAAAAATGGGGGACTAATCCCCCGTTTGGTTAATCCGTTTGTACCGGCTCGCACTCATATTCCGGAAAATCACCCATAATTCTATCGCACACACTTTGAACGGCTTCCTTAGTGGTGTCCCACCAAATTGGGCAATAGATCAGGTTTTGGCCTCCAAATACAGGCAACCCCGTATCGTTTAAAAATCCGGCGAAACATCCGCCTCGCGCGCCTTTCTTTCGTCCCTCTATCTTGTAATGCCCTAGTGTTTTTTCCATGTCTTTTTCCTTTGTTTTGTCTAACGATTGATTTCGTTATGCCATGCATAATAGCACAACGAGGAAGAAAAAAGCAATGCATAATAATTCATTTAATGGTAATGACGGAGTATTAGCGACTTATGTGAGGGTTTTGAATGGGTATCGGTGATAATGGAAATATTATAGGAAGGCCACCAACGCCGATTGACTGGGATTTGTTTGAAGATATGTGTGATTTACAATGTACGCAACAAGAGATTGCTAATGTATTTCATTGCAATAGAGAGACTTTGAGATTAAAAGCGCAACAAAAGTATGGTATGGAGTACCAAGCCGTCTATGATCACTTTGCAACTGGCGGAAAAGTATCACTACGCCGATCGCAGTTCAAATTAGCTCGCAAAAACGCAGGAATGGCCATATTTCTAGGCAAAAACTACCTAGGTCAAAAAGACAACGATACAACGATTACGATCGCCCCTGAGCTAACCGAGCAATTCACCGCTATTATGAAGCAACTCGCTGAGGGTCAAAGAGTTATTCAGGCGGAGCCGGTGGCTCATGAGACAATCGAGAAGCTTCGGCCAGCTTAAAAGATCCTCTGCAACACGTGCCTATATGAGTTAACGAATCCTCTCTCTCATCGGGAAGAACAAAGTTATAAAGATATTTTGAAACGAAAACCTGAACTACTATAAATCGCAGACGCTTAGGCTGTTGCACCAATATATTTAGTAGCTGGTCAACTGCGCCATCGATCAAATCGACATATTCGTCCGGCATACTGTCTGCGTCGAGTTCTGTATAATCAGCCATCCTTTTTCTCCCTATCCCAATCTGCAAATGAGGCTTTGCAAGAGTTATACATGATATCGAGTATCATCATACGCCCAGGCTCCCTGCAATTATAATACATATAATTTGAAAGTACGATCAAAAGTACCGCTAAAGCGTCTTTTTCAGGAAGCGTTTCGAGTTGTGTTTTTATCTGATCGGCTTCTTCATGGAGTATGGCCATAATATCGGGGGGAATATGATAGTCGTCGCTAATGTCCATCACTCTCTCTTTAAAATATTGAGTATAATAAGCATAAAATAGTATAGATCAGCATGTAGAACAGGAGAGAACCTTACATGATCAGGCAACTTCTCAAAATGATCGACTTGTGCTTGCAGCTGGTCAATAAGCTCGTCTCGAGTGATCTTTTTATTGTCTTGGTGTGGGCTATCATCGTCGTTGCCATTACTTATTGTATGGGTCTCATTTTCGGTCATACAATCGACTTTTCTATCTTCAATCATGATTTTTCCGTAATAGGATAATGCAAACACTAGCACCTAAGCAAGTCAAGTACATAATGGAGTCTACCGCAAAGATTAACCTAGCGCACGGCTCGGTGCGATCAGGCAAAACTATAGCAAATACGTTCCGTGTAATGCAAGCGGTAAATGACTGCCCCGATAGCCAGATATGGTTTATAGGCCATACATCTAGCACTATTTACGACAACGTCATTCGCCTCATAACAGAGCCAAAGCCCATAGGTCAAGCTGATCCGCTAGCTATATTTAGGCCATTTTGTAAATGGATGTCCGGCTCGCGCGAACTCACGTTTGTAGACTCGCAAGGGCGATTAAAGCGCATTAGCACAGTCGGAGCTAAAGACAGTGGCGCAGTCGGCGCGATACAGGGCAAAACGATGTCTATCGTATATGCCGACGAAATGACTTTATTTCCACCCGTCATTATTGAAATGCTCTCTACTCGTATCTCTAATCCTCATTCGCTCATGTTCGGCACAATGAATCCCTCGTATCCTACACATATACTCAAACAGTGGATAGATAAAGCAAGAGACGGCGATCCTAACTACTACGAAATGCAGTTTAAGCTTGAGGATAACCCATACGTTGAGGAATCCTACAAGGAACGAATACGCAATAGCTTGTCTGGCGTATTCTATAAGAGAAACTATTTAGGGGAATGGACACTTGCAGAAGGCGCGATATTTGATTTCTTTGACACTGATATCCACGTTGTTAGCAAGCCACCAAGAGCCGCAGATTATTGGATCGTTGGGGTTGACTATGGAACAAATAATGCGTTCTGTGCTCTTCTCATTGGGGTTTGTTGTGGGAAGTATACGCAAGAAAAGCCAATGATGTGGGTAGAGAAAGAGTATTATTGGGATTACAAGAAGAAAGGATATCAAAAGTCCAGCTCGGAGTTTGCTAATGACCTGCGGGCTTTTATTGAACCGTATAGCGTTAAATCTATCTATCTAGATCCTAGCGCAGCTTCTTTCCGTATTGATTTGCAGCGTCTTGGTATGCATCCTGTTAACGCAGATAACGAAGTGAATGACGGTATCGTTAAGACAATATCCCTTCTAAAAGACGGGCAGCTATTTATATGCTCTGAATGCACCAATTTGATAAGAGAAATACAAGGCTATGTCTGGCATCCAAAATGTGTAGAGAAAGGCGAAGACGAGCCTTTGAAGGCAAATGATCACTCAGTTGACGCTCTTCGATACGCCGTCAATACACATAGGCCGCAGCGATTTGATTTTGACGCTAAGACGCTAGGTGCTCTTAAACCAAATGATCCTAATTGGAGACATCCCAATGACTACGGATTTAGATAAGGTAAAGAGTGGGGCAATAGGTGAGCTGGACATGCATTAAATGCTCTTCAAGACTGGATTACTCCGATAAGTGGGATTCTAAATACTGCGTCCCTTGCGATGAGTGGAGTGAGAATAAATGTTGTAAAGACGGCGACAATACCCCTGAAAAGATCGAATGCTATTTCGAGTGTTGGAAGCGGCCAAGTAAACCAAGTGAGGTAATAAATGATTAAAGCGTTGGGCAAAAGAATTATAGTTGAAGTGGTCAATCTAGAAACACCGAAAGCCTCTCTGTTACTTATTGTGCCAACTGGTAAAGAACTGATAACCGCTAGGGTTATTGCAGTGGGCAGCGAGGTTGATCACAATGTCGATTATCTAGATATCGTCTATCTATACCCAGGGACAGGCCGTGAGGTTAAAATAGACGGCAGCGAGTATCTTTCGATAACAGAGGATCAAGTATTAGCGGCATGGAAAGATAAATGAGGGTACAAGTAACTAATGTATTTTGGGGTGTCTTGTCCGTTGTTCTCTCATGGACGGTCAACAAGTCTATTTTATGGGCGATGTTTCACTTTTTTTGTGGCGGTTTCTATGCTATTTATTGGCTGATTGTGTATACTGGTTTGATGGATAGCATTAAAGAAATGTGTTTAAGATGAATAGTGTGGAGACTAAATAATGGGTTGCGACATTCAATTGCATATTGAAATGAAAACCGCTAAGGGTAAGTGGCAAGAGCTAGACATTTTAGAGTGCCTACTGCCTACCGATAGGAACTATGATGTTTTTTCTTTCCTAGCTGGTGTAAGAGGCGGTATCGGTGACGAGTGCCACTTTGAAGGCAGGGGGATCCCTGTTGATTCCTCAATTGATAAAGAAAAATGGTGTAATGACGTTCATAGCTGCACATATGCCTATCTAGATGAGCTTTTACGTGCTCCTTGGAAGAAAGCCAAGCTCGACGATTGCTATTTCTACATCTTTTGCGCTTATGTATTGCCCAGGGCAGTTTCATTCACAGGTACTTTTTCTGATGAAGATGAGCGAAACATTAGAATCGTAATGGCTTTTGACTCATGACCGAGATAATCGTTGCTGCCTGTGTAGGCTTTATGGTTGTAATTCTAGCTAATTTATTGGGTTACTACCAGGGTATGCGAGATTGTGAAAAAATATGGGTTAATGAAATGAATGATTTCCTATACAAAGACAAAAAATCAACTCCCCCCAAGAGATAATAATGATAATTGACTGTATCTCAGATCTTCATGGCCTCTACCCAGAACTAGAGGGCGGTGATCTACTGATTGTGGCTGGGGATTTGACTAAAAGGCACACCTATCAAGAGTATGTGAATTTTGCTCATTGGCTGTGGGAACAGCCGTACCGAAACAAGATCTTTATCGCTGGCAACCATGACCCTCTCATTCAAGATACGGATTTAATCGAGGATGTATTCCAGCAGTATTTGGGGAGTGAATGTCAATATCTCTGCGACTCAGGCACAGAGTTTGAGGGACTCAAAATATGGGGATCTCCTTGGGCGCTGTATTGTGAAGGGATGAACCGGCATTGCATGGCCTTTACTAAGAATACTGAGAAAGAATTAGCTGAGAAATGGGCGCTGATTCCCTCTGATACAGACATCCTTGTTACGCATTCTCCTCCTTTTTGTTGCAAGGATTTAACTAAATGTGGAACACATGCAGGAAGCGATGCGCTTTTACTTGAGTTGACGCGAGTAAAACCTAGGTTGCATGTATTTGGGCATATTCATGAGGGATATGGAATAGAGGAAACTCGGTATTTTACATTGAAGGGCGGAGAACTTAAGAAAATGATCGCTGTCAATGCTTCACTTATGAATGTGAATTATAAACCAGTAAACAAGCCGATTAGGGTGATTTTTGAAGACCCAGCATAAATATGACATCAAAAATCTCATAAGTACATTCGAGGATCACTCGGGGCGTAATGCCGACCTCGACTTTAATATTTCTCGAGCTTTACTAGAAATGTGCAGAGAAATACAATCACTAAAGGAAGAGTTAAGAAGACTATCAAGCGAGCATGACAATTATGATCCCTGAAAAAAGCGGCCCCACCCCTGAGTTTCTTGAGTTGTATACCAAGATTATCCAGTTGATACAATACTACGACCCTATGATTTCCGCTTCTGTTTTATGCAGAGTGGTAGCGTCTATGACGATTTCCCAGCCTAGCCCCAAAGAAGCCTTAGAAGAGTTTAAAGACGGGTTATTGGCTATGTGTAGAGACGCGTTGGCTGAGGAACTGGGTTGCAAATAATGCATTAAAATGGGGGATGCAATCAGCCCATCCCCCAACACCGATAGTATCAGTCTATAGGATCTTGATTTCTTACGTTATAAATGGCCTTGAACATGTCGTAATATTGATCGACTGTAGTGCAATGGTGAACCTTGCCAAGCCCTAAATTAAGCTTTTGGATAAAGACATCAAAGTCAAAAGATGAGTTATCTATAAGAGCTAGTAAGGATCTCGTAAAATACCTAGAAATTAAGTACTTTTTTTCTCCGATTGTCTTTTCTTCAATCAAGCGTCTAATTTGTTCGATTTTAAATATCTTATCCTTAAGGTCGTTTTCTTTCTCTTTAATGTTCTCAGTAGTTTTTCCTTCTTTTAGGGCGATATAACCTTTGCCTCCTCTACCAATGCCAAGGTACTGGATAGCCTCAGTTATGCTAATTGAGTATTTCTCGGATAACTTTACAATATCCACATAGGCATTAATGCCTTGTGCGGCGTGATACCTAACGAAGTCCTCAAGTGTCCATGACTTTTGCGTCTGCAATAAAAGAAGATCGGAGGACTTGATATTTTCATCCACCTTGTAGTAAACCTCGATGCCGAGATTCTTAGCGGCCTCTAGGCGATGCTGCCCGTTCATAACGCGCATTTCGCTGTCTACCAATATAGGATTAAGCTCAAGCATGTTATTCATTTTTAGAGAGGCGGTGATCTTCTTGAGATTACCAGGCTCTATCTCCCTATTGCCAGGCAGCTTTTTGAATATTGTATAATCACTAGTTTTTTTGACTTGCATATTTCATCTCCTTGATGATTTCAAATAATAATGTAACTTGCTGCTCTAACGCCCCGACTCTTTCGGGCAACGCAATTACTGGAATGGTACCTATTTCGTTTTCCCCAAATTTCTTGATGATGCGTAAAACTGATTTATCGGAAGTATTAATTTCACTTGCTATTATCCGAGATCCTATTCCCTCTCTCCTTCTTGATAGAATGTAGTCAACTTCATCTTTATTAAACTTTTTTTGCAGTTTTCTTATTCTAGATGCTTGCGCGTCCGCAACCATTTGTTGTGCAACTTCAGCTAAGTAAATTCCATTTTGGGAGCGAGTCTTAACTTCATTGTAAACGCTTTTCTTGTGCCTATTTAATTGATCCCCCATGAAGGCCCAGGTTCTCCCCTCTATGACCCATCCCTCAATTTTTTTACGCTCTTCAAATGTGAATCTAATGGATGGTCGCATTCCGAAGTTCCTTGATGATTTCAAATAATAACTTCATTTGATCTTCTAGGGCACAAAGGCGGTCAGTAATTCCAAGTGTGTCTGGCTTTGGCCCCGGTTTTAACTTTTCCAGATTGAGTAACTTTGAAAGTGTTTTCGTGGAAATTTTAAATTCTGAACATAAGTAACCAAGAGTTGCCCCCTCTTTAAGTTTATCTCTCATGTATTGAATATCTGATTCTGAAAATTTGGTTCTCCTTGCATCGCTGCTTTTTTTCTTACGGGCTAGAGCTGTTTCGTGAGCAATCAGTCCATTATAGACGCCGTTTACAGAATTTAGTTTTATATCTCTGTAAACAGTAAGGGCAGGACGGTCAAGTAATTTTGCGATAGAAAAAGCTCTAAGTCCTTTACGAAGGTGGTCTTCAATAAAAATTCTTTCATATAGAGTTAAATATTTCTGCTTCCTTAAGTACATTACTTTAAACATCCTTATCTAATACAATGATCGAAATCTTATCACAATCTAAACATATCAACAAGAGAAAAGTTAGGGGGAATACCTAGGTAGCGTAAATAAAATATTTAATGATACATTTGCCTTAACTCGAATTATCACTAAATTGGGTGCGCTTTGTCCTTTTATTATCCGCCTTGGAATAACGCTTTAGAACCCAATCAAGGGAACGTCAGACAATGGTTAGACAACCTCTATAGCAAGTTTCAGCCAATCGAACAAGCTCGCTGGAACCAATCGAACATCGACACCTTATTCTACGCTGGCGCTCAAGACTTCATTAATAGGCACTTCGGTATAACCAACCAATCAAGTTACGGTAAATTCTACTTCAACTTGCTGCAACAGCCCGTAAACATGGTTAGTGGCTACCAAAGGCAGCATCGCAAGTCTTTTAACTACATCCCATGCGAAGGCGCTGATACGCAGACTACAGATCAATATACGCGTTTAATGACGCATGTGGCCAATGCAGAAGGTTTGCATGAGACCTTTTCACGAGCTTGTGAACAAGCTTGCGTTACTGGAATGGTTCTTTTACAGCCATACCTTGATTTTGGTGGAGATGATCCAGCACAAGGTCAATTAAAACTGAAACTGTGGGAATACAATTCATTTCTAGTAGATCCGTATTTCCGCAACTTTGACATGTCAGACGCGCAATTCGTGTGGTGTCAAGAGTACATCTCAAAGAAAGAAGCCGAGAACCGCTTCCCCGATAAAATACAAAGCATAGCGCCAATGGCTGGATCTCCACAGAGATACGGATCCTTCTATTTTCTTCCAGAGAACTACAACATGGCACGCAATGACCTCATGGTTTTGTCGTATGTATGGTACAAGTGGAAGAGGAAAAAGAAAAGGTTGTATTCCAGATCACGCAATCAATTCTTCGATTTTGCAGGTGGTGACGGAAATTTAGATATGATTCTCTACGCTATTCCAGACATGGAAGAGGTCACGGTTGAAGTGCCATGCTGGAAACTTGCGGTAGTACTCAATGACCAACTTATGTTTCAAGGTGATAATCCTCTCGGCTTCGATGATTGTCCTTTTATACCTGTGTTTTGGAACTATGAACCTCACATAAATTATTATGATTTACGATGTCGTGGCCTTGTTCGCACTATGCGCGATTCGAATTATCTTCTTAATCGCCGCATTATCATTAATCACGACATCTCTGAAGCGACGATCAATCAAGGCTGGAAGAGAAAAGTAGGCGCTGTTGCCAATGAAGACAACCTTAAGAAATCAGGACAAGGCTGGGATATCATAGTCAACGAAGGCTATGAAATGATGGATGTTGAGAAAATCCTTCCGTCATCTGTCCCAGAATCTGACTTTGCCCTTGCCGACCAGCTTAGAAGCCTCATTTTTGGCACATCAGGGGTTGACCTGGAGAATTGGTCGGCTCAGCAAGACAAGCAATCCAGCACGCTTACAACGCTAATTAAGCAAGCTGCCAATTTGATGGTTCTCCAAAAGTACTTCGATCAGTGGGATCAATCACTTAAGTTCTTGGGGGAAAGGCTTTTACAAATTGTGCTTAACAATTGGAATGCCCAAAAAGTCCAGTTAATGATCGGAGAAGAGCCAAGCCCTTATTTTTACTCTAAGATCTTTAGTAGATTCCAAACTATCGTTGAGGAAGGTGATTTGACGCCTACACAACAGAACATGCAAGCGCAATCTCTCATGGATATCAATGCTGCATTTGGCAGAGAAGTCTTCCCGCCTTCAATGATCGTTCCTCACATGAACATCACTGGCAAAGCAGAAGCTATCCAATTCTTGCAGCAGCAAGAGCAGCAAGCACAAGCTGCGCAACAAGAACTACAGACAATCCAACATGCCTTGGAAGAGGCGAAACTCAAGGAGCTATATGCTAAAGCAGCGAATAGTATCGCGGCCGCGAAAGAAAGGTACGGGCGCTTTGAATCGAACATTGGGCTCCTTGAAGAAAGGATGGCGGAAGTTTCGAAAAACCGTGCTCTGTCCACGAAAGCTAAAATGGAAGCTCTTGAAAAAATGGTTGATGTCATCGGCAAGTACGGGGAAATCGAAACTGCGCTTAAGCTAAACGAAATCCAATCCTTCGACTACCAATCCGCTGACATGGAAGACAGAGAGAAAGATCATGCCCATGAAGAGGCTAACGCCAATGAATTCTTATCCAAGCTGATGAATCAAGCTGAAGGACAAGGCCAGATGGGTCAAGGCCAACAACAAGAGCAGCAACAACCGGAAATGATGGAACAACAGTAATATTGCGCCACAATTCTATAATGTTTAAAATAAAATTTATAAGCAACTCGAGGTACTTATATGAGTGGTAGACGCATTAATGATTTTGGTGGATATCCCCACACATCTGACATGTCAATGAAATCTAAGAACAAACTCAAGCAGTACACATCTGCTGAGGGTGCTGGACATCTAGGCTCCCAATATCCCGATACATCCGAAGATATTCGTAAGGATCAAATGATGGGAGATGGTAAAATTAAAGCCAGACCAATGAAGCCAGGTTATAGAAACTAGATAGACCGCGCAGCTGAGGCGACGGTGCATACGAGAGTGTACTTCTCGTGTTATAGATGGATCGCTGTACCGCCTAAGAACGGAGACGCTATGCACCTTCTAGTTTGTTTGAATGGCCAAGTGGCTGCAGAGAGATTAACGCCTTCATCTCTGACCCTGAGCCGGGGAAAGGCGTAATTTAAGAGGTATCTATGAATAAAGTATTGAAAGACCCTATCGCGGTTAAACAAAAAGTAAATGGCACCTATCCTTGGTCATTTGCTGCTCCAACTAAAGACGTATCCCATAGCGGTTGCCTTTCTGCTGGTAATGACTATGGTGTAGGTCATAGAACTCCTGTCGGTAAATTTACCCCTAGAAATCTAGATGATGGGCCTATCCCACAAGTAGCTCATGCCTTTTCACCCGATGAGATATTCTATGGCAAAAATGCCGAAGATAAAAAGGGCTAATACTTTCATTGGTCGTGGCGTTGATTCTGGTGAATCAGGCCGAACACCTAACGAAAGTCTAGGAATGGGCACCTATTGGGGAAGAGGCGTTAAGAATCCTCAAGGAAAAATGAGAGGGGATTCAATAGGTTACATTCCAGTATCTAAGAAACAATTGGGGACGCCACCGACTTCAGTGGTTTAGATTTATAAGGGTTTTTCTCAAAATCTTCTTTCATCAATTCATTTAATCTTCTAAAAGTTGGGTCTTCATCAGTTGAAGGTGCACTACTTTCAAATTCCCAAATACAAACGTCTCTCACGTCTTGAGAAGCCCATAATGCCCTCTCAATAATATCATAAAGATCCTTATTGTTCTTTTGACCAAATGTTTTAATGACTAATTTAAGGGTTACATCATCAGTCATTTTTAACCTTCTTCATTTTAGCTGCGATTGCTAGATCACGATATATAGCATCTATCGCATCATCTGACAAGTCATCTTCTTCGCGTTGCTCTAACTTCTCTTTGTTGTTCTTGAAGTCGTTGATGCTCTCATAAACCGTCTTGTTCTCTGTAATCAATCCTTTGCCGAATTGAGCCCATAACTCAGGAGCCGGGATCATCCATACCACCTTGATCACGTCAGTGCCAGGGTAAGCCTTAAAAAGCATACTGTTGGTCTGTGCTGTAGGCTTCGTAAGTCTTGGCTGCCAGATTAGGCGTTTGGTAACGCCATCATCGTCTGTTCGGGTGTGCGCGAAGATGTAGAAAGGATGTTCACCAAATGGCCTCTGGTTAATCAAATCCTGGCAGCATTCGCCAATATCGAATTGTTCCTTAGTGAAATGTTGAAGCCTGTCGTGTGTCTCTAGTCTATTTAGTTTCATGGGTACCGTAGCGGTTAATAAACAATTTACTCTATATAGTAAATTATTCATTAACACGCTAGCCAGCGTTAAGGCAAAAGGAAAAATGTCCGCAGTTCCACAAGAAAATCAAGTCCCAGCTCAAGAAGCTACAAAACAGAATGACAAAGAATTCAACTTTGCACAGATTCGACAGCAACTCGAAAGAGAAAAGCAAGAGAAAGTCCAGCTTCGTGAAGAAGTTGAAAAGCTAAAAAAATTAGCTCAAGACCGTGTATCTCCTCCAGACGATGATACAGATGACAGTGACGAGCCCTATGTCGATCACAGAAGGCTTAAAAAGGAACTGGGTAAGGTTGTAAAGCAAACTTATGCCGATACAGATACCCGAATTGATGCAGCCGTTAGCCGTGCCCTTTCTGAAGAGCGACAACGGCAATGGTTAAAGAATAATCCCGACTTCCATGAAGTCATGAAACATGCCCAAGCTTTTGCGGACAAAGATCCTGAACTAGCTGAAAGCATTTTGGAGATGCCAGAAGGATTTGAAAGACAGAAATTAGTCTATAAGAACATCAAAGCGTTGGGTGTCCACAAAAAAGAAGAACCCAAACCCTCTATTCAAGAGCAAATTGATAAGAATAGGCGTTCTCCCTATTACCAACCATCAGGTGTTGCAGCAGCGCCCTTTGTCACTTCAGGTAACTTTTCTCCAAGTGGACAGAAAGATGCCTATCAGAAGATGAAGGAATTGCAAGCTAGATTGAGGATTTGAAAAACAGGGTAGATATGTACGCATGTACAAAATGCGCCAAAGTGCGTGAAGGATCTCTTAATCTCATAGGTGGTCGCATGTTTTTCTTATGCGACCACTGTGCTTTGGGAACCCTAACAAGCGCTCAGATAAATGAAATACCTGAGAATTGGGTTACCCGAAGGATAAGAATGGCTAAGGAAGCACGTGAAAGAGGCGAATTTGTTTGGCTAAACCTTTAAGGCTGTTCCTTTTGCATGGCGTCATGAAAATGGCGCAGACTATTCTACAAAATAATCATTGAATATTTTATTTTTATGATCTATTTATCCGTGAATGCACGAAGAAATAAGACACTTTCACTCTCTCGATGATTTCCCCATTGATCTTTGGACAGAGATCCAGAAAGTGAATAAAGTTTGTGGGGCATTAGATTGGAGAAAAGAGGCAGGTGGATTCCTGTATGTAATACAAGGCACTCCGCAAGTTTGCAAAATAGGCATTACAGCTGGAGACCCGGAAAAAAGGCTTAGGGAGATAAATCACGGATCTTGGATGGATTACGAAATCAAATACATTTCTTTTAAATTAGTCCCGTCAATGTATGAAAGCGTACTCCATAGGTATTTTAAAAAGTTTAGAATTCGAGGAGAGTGGTTTTCTTTAAGCCCCCAAGAGATTTACTACTACTCACGACATAAATATTACGGAATAGATTGGATGCGATACGAACATGCCAAGGAATTAGGCATATTTGAAGATCATCTAAAGAAGACTAAGACTCGTTCAGTAGCCTAATAAATCAATTATTTAATATATATAAAAATACGCAGACACAGCGTTAGTGTTTGGGATGTGCCTAAAAAGCACCATCCTCTTTTCTCGCAGATCCAGCGTCACGGATACCCGACATGATCGAAAACGGACGTAGCACGTTTCCGTCCACGGATCGCCATGTCATAGAAATTGACTAATAGGTAAACAATGTCAATTACTACCACGGGTAATCTTGGCCCTTTGATCTTGCAGTCGCTCGCGCCTGCGATGCTCTATGTGCCAACCCCCACAATGAACTATATTCTCACATGCGACAAAGTGTCAGCTCCTGCCAACGGCGGAACTACAACGCGTTTTATGCGTCCGAGAGCATTGGTTCCACCCACTGTCCAATTGGGCAATTCTGGGATCGATCCCCCAGCCCAAGTGCCACAGCGCGATATTATCGACGCTCAAATGGCGTTTTTCGGTACTGGCTGCATAATTAACGAACAAGTAATTCTCCAAGATCAAGAAGGCATATTAGCCTGGATTTCAGAAAGACTTGCCGTTGCCATGCGTCAGGCCGAGGATTTGATCCTCCGCGACTACATCGTTTCTGCGGCTTCCCAAATCAATGCGGGCGGCGGTTCTAACGGTGACAATCCCACCAACTTAGGGGTATCAGATTTTTCCCTAGTTGCTACAACCTTAGACACTAACAATGCCTACAAATTTATGTCAGGTATTGAAGGAATGGATCGTTTTGGAACCGGACCCGTTCGTTCTGCATACTTCATGTTGAGTTCAACTGAATTGCAAACGGATTTCGACGGTTTAACAGGATCTGGCTTCTTGTCACAATGGGCATATCCTACTAACGCTTCGGCACTTCCGTCTGAGTACGGATCTGTATTTAACATACGTATCCTTACTTCTTCTGAAGCTCCAGTTGCACGTGCAGCGTCTAAAAATAGCAACGATATCTACTACAACACTGTAGTCGGTAAACAGGCTATTACTCACATCAACCAAGATGGTTACTCTATGAATCTGATTTATAGAGATCCTTTCTATTCTGGTATGTTAGCTCAGAACGCTACTTTAGCGGTCAAATTCGCGCAAGCGCAAGCGATCACTCAAGACACAGCTATCCGAAACCTTTTAAGCACTAGATTAAGCTCTAGCGCGGGACCGTAGGAGGCACTATGTCTGAATATGATAAATTGGCTAGAGGTAACTTTACTTCTACTGGTAATGCACAGTTTGTTAACTTGCCTTTCCAGCCTACCACAATTGAAATGTGGAACTACTCAGTATTTGCAACCCCAGCGCAGCACGGTATTCCGTATGCGTATTGGGATGCAGCTATGGGACAAGGATTTGGCGTAGAGCATGTATTTAATGCCACCCCAGTACTTTCGACAGATGTCGTTACTGTGAATGGTTTTAGTACTTTCTCTGCTGGTCTTATGCTTCAGTATGGCTCACAATTGCAGATCTCTTCGATCAGCAAAGCGAATCCTGCTGTCGTAACGACTGCATCTCCTCATGGTCTGTCTACAGGACAGGTTGTAATTCTCGAAGGACTTTTCCAGACTTCTACAACAGGTATGCCTCAGATTTCTCTGATGCCTTTTGTAGTCACTGTGACAGGTGCAACGACATTTACAATCCCTTGGAATACAAACCAATCTAACTACACAGCTCTAAGTGGGTCACCATCTGGTGCTTTTGTTAGACAGGTTCTGTATCCATTCTTGTACGAACCCGGCGTTGCATTTATTAGTGCAATCACAACTGGAACGACTACTACTGTGACAACTACTGATCCCCACAACTTTGTTGTCGGTCAGGAAATTGCCTTTAGAATTCCTACAGCTTATGGTACAACACAGCTTAATACGCTGCCTAACCTGCTGATTCCAGGTTCTCCTACTTACTACTATGTGACATCGATCACAAGCAACACGATATTTGTATGTAATGCCGTATCTACTGGGTACACAGCATTTAATACAAACCAGACTGTTGCATCTATGGTTGGCCAGAGCCTTCCCCAGGTTGTAGCGGTAGGCGATATTAATAGCGGTGGAACTGCATATAGTGGTGGGGCTTTGTATCCATCACCATCCTTCCCGACATCCTCGGGCGGTGTTCCAACCATTAATGGTCCTGCAATTAGTGGTGCTTATGTTAACAATACAAGCCAAGGGTTTGTAATTGGTAATGGTGCCGGTGCTACAGACACAGCCAGCGTGCTTGTCGGTGCTGCTGGAAACGTTATCTATTGGAAAGCCACTTACGGCTAATTCTTAGGGGGTGTAAAAAGCCCCCTTTTTTAAGAGGTTGACATGGGATATAATCCCCCTTTGATTTACGGTCCGATTGCGCCCGAGAACAACCCCCCCATTCATCCGGAATGGTATAAGCCCAGGGTTTTCAATATTGCAGCTATAACTAATGGGCCTTACACAATTGTGACCACAACGGTGCCACATGATTACGTCGTAGGACAAGAAGTTAGATTTCTTATTTCACAGATATTCGGAGAACGGCAGCTTAATGAAAAGACAGGACTTGTGACATTTGTCCCAGCGGCAAACCAAGTTGAAGTAAATATCGACTCTTCATTCTTTGATCTTTTTACTCCTAATCCCACTTCAGGCAGCTCCCAACCTCAGATAGTCGCCATAGGCGATGTAAACTCAGGCCCTATCAATTTTGGGCGTTCACATAACAAGACGTACATCCCCGGCAGTTTTAGAGACATCTCTCCCTACTAGCATCAATAAATTCTTTAATGTTATTAGATTATTTATGTAAACACATAGGTAATTACATGGCAGATAAAGAATTTTCTAAACCCCAAGTTTCTAGTGGGAAAGCTCAAAAAGAGCTAGATAAAGTTGAAACTCAGTTCGATCAGTTTAAAGGCGAAATCAATTCTCTGACATTGGACAGAATGAATGAAGCGCCAAAAGCAGAAGCCGAACCTCAGACTAAAATTTCTACAAAAGAAGCTCAAAAAGCAGATGGGATTTGGCTAAAGCCAAAACGCTCAATCATGGCTGTAGACCCAAAGACAGGGAAAATGAATCCCTTTAATGAAAAATTTCGCAAAGATTATGAATTTGACAAGGAATACGTCAAGTTTATCGCTGAAAATATAGAGATTATTGGCGAAACGATTGACATTTGGACGCTGCCCTACGGGGGATGTCCTGCTGAATGGTGGGAAGTGCCGGTTAATAAACCAGTTTGGGGTCCTAGGTATCTAGCTGAACGTATTAAAGGATGTCGATATCACAGGTTGATCATGCAAGAAAAATCTGTTACAGCGGAAGACCATGCGGGTGCATACTATGGGACAATGATCGCAGACTCTATCAAACAACGTCTAGATGCGCATCCCGTCAGTAATAATAAATCTGTATTCATGGGAGCGAGTAGTTTCTAATGGTTGAGAAAAAAAAGAATTGGATTGCGAATGCGATTAAAAAACCCGGCGCTTTGCACAAAGAGTTGCATGTGAAAGAAGGGCAGAAGATCCCTGCTAAGAAATTAGAGAAGGCAGAGCATTCTAAGAATCCCACTCTTAAGAAAAGAGCCAATCTAGCTAAGACATTAGGAAAAATGCACCGCAAGTAGCGTAAGAAAGCCTATATGTTTTAAATTAAAGTTTAAAATATATAGGTGACTTATCAATTTACTCAGCGATATCATTACCTACGTACGTCGCATTATCAAGAGTCCATCAAACGCTCAAATCACTGACGATCTGATCATCGACTACATTAATCGTTTTTGGATCATGGACGTAGACGCCCGTGTTCAGTTATTCGATCTAAAGACCAAATACCAATTTCAGACT